ATGCGATTTCCCTTCTCCCTGCCGTGGCTGCGCCCGGCGGATGGCAGAGCCGTGCCTGAAAGCCGGAAAATGGCCGATGGCTTCATGGCGGTTGCCGTGCAGGGCGGGCAGGCCTTCTGGTCGGGCCGGTCCTATGCCGCGCTTGCCCGTGAAGGCTTCATGAAAAACCCGGTCGCGCACCGGGCCGCCCGCATGGTGGCGGAGGCGTCGGCCTCGGTCAGCTGGCTGCTTTATGATGGCGATGAGGAACTGACCGATCACCCGCTTCTGGCGCTGCTTCTAAAACCGAGCGCCCATATGGGCGGCCCGGATTTTTTCGAGGCGCTTTATGGCCACCTCATGCTCGCCGGAAACGCCTATATCGAGCCGCTGACGGTGGGCGGGCGGCTGCGAGAGCTGCATCTTCTGCGGCCCGACCGGGTCAGCATCGTCGAAGGGCCGGATGGCTGGCCGGTAGCTTATGATTACCGCGCCGAGGGCCGCGCCTCCCGCCACATCGCCGCCGAGCGCGACGGGCTGGGGCTGCTGCACCTGAAACTTTTCCATCCGCTGGATGACCGGGCGGGTTTTGCGCCGCTCGCCTCCGCAGGGGCCGCGCTCGATCTGCACAATGCCGCAAGCCAGTGGAACAAGCGCCTGCTCGACAATTCCGCCCGGCCATCCGGCGCGCTGGTCTACCAGCCGAAGGAGGGCGGCAATCTCTCCACCGAACAATATGAACGGCTGAAGCGTGAGCTGGAGGAGGGCTATCAGGGGGCGATGAATGCCGGCCGGCCTTTGCTGCTGGAAGGCGGGCTGGACTGGAAGGCCATGGGCCTTTCGCCGCGCGACATGGATTTTCTGGAGGCGCGCAACGGGGCGGCGCGCGATATCGCGCTTTCGCTCGGCGTGCCGCCGATGCTGATCGGCATTCCCGGCGACAATACCTATGCCAATTACCAGGAGGCGAACCGCGCCTTTTATCGTCTGACCGTCCTGCCGCTGGTTTATCGCACGGCGGCGAGGCTCTGCGGCTGGCTTTCTCCGGTCTTCGGCCCGGGGTTGAGGCTCGAACCCGATCTCGACAAGATTGCCGGGCTTGCCGGCGAGCGGGATGCGCTCTGGTCCCGCATCGGCGCGGCCTCGTTCCTGAGCGACGAAGAAAAGCGCGAAGCCGTCGGTTATTAATCGCCGTCCGGCGGGATCGAAACCCCGGTTTCCTGTTCAATCATTTTCTGAAGAACCGGACTCTCTTTGTGAGGTCTTCCGCCCAAGCTTCTCCGAAGATTCGCAAAATCACCCGGCGCAGGCGCGCAGGAAGCGCCTGCGTGCGACGCCGCGCGTCCGCCCGATAACAACATCCTAGAACGGAATGATTACCCATGTCTGAATTCGCCAACGAGGCCGGCATCTGGGCCGCCCGCATCACCGGCGCCGTGGCGGGCGCGGGTGTATCGCTCGTTTATCTCCTGCCGAAAAGCAAACGCGAGGCCGCGAGCCGGTTCATCACCGGCGTTTCCTGCGGCATGATCTTCGGCGGGCCTATCGGCCTGTGGATCGTGCAGCTGCTCGATATCGCCGGCGCGCTTTCGGGCCGGGAAATCATGGTGGCGGGTTCCGCCGCCGCCAGCATGGGCGCGTGGTGGGGGCTGGGCCTGCTGGTGCGCATCGCCGACCGTTACGGTGCGCGCCCGCGCGCCTGACACTTCCTTCCCATCGCAGGAGTTTTCCATGCACGTTTATAGCGGGCCGCGTCCCGCCACGCGCAAATTCGCCAATCTGGAGCTGCGCGGCATTGCCAGCGACGGCACCTTTTCCGGCTATGCCAGCGTTTTCGGCGAGGTCGATCTCGGTCAGGATGTCATAGAGCGCGGCGCTTTCCGCCGCTCCATCGAGGAGCGGGGCGCAGCCGGCATCCGCATGCTCTACCAGCACGATCCGGCCGAGCCAATCGGTGCTTGGCGCACCATCCGCGAGGACGAGCGCGGCCTTTATGTCGAGGGCGTTCTCGCCCCCGGCGTCGCCCGCTCCCGCGAGGTGCATTCGCTGATGAAGACCGGGGCGCTGGACGGGCTGTCCATCGGCTTTCGCACCGTACGTTCCGGCAAGGCGGCCAGCCAGGGTGTCCGGCGCATTCTGGAAGCCGATCTGTGGGAAATCTCGGTCGTGACCTTCCCGATGCTGCCCTCGGCGCGCGTTTCCGACGTCAAGCATGCCCGCTTCTTCCGCGACCGCGAGACCGAGCTGGTGCGCAGCATGCGCCGCGCCGCCCGCGCCCTGTTCGACATGACACCCAAACGCTGACTTCCGGACAATCACCAAAAGGAAACGACATGACAGACCAGATGACGAAACCCGCCCCGATGACCGCCGCGCCGCAGGTGAAGGCCGTACCCGATACGGTGACGGCCGCCTTCGACGAGTTCATGGAGGCATTCGAGGTCTTCCGCGAAACCAACGACCAGCGGCTTGCCGATATCGAGCGCAAGATGGGCTCTGATGTCGTGACCCGCGACAAGCTCGACCGCATCGACAGGGCGCTCGACGACAACCGCAAAATCATGGACGACCTGGCGCTCAAGAAAGCGCGCCCCGCGCTTGGCCGCAAGGACGCGCTTTCCCACGATGCCGAGGAACACAAGGCCGCTTTCGAGGCCTATATCCGTCGCGGCGAGGAGGGCGCGCTGCGCGATCTGGAGGCCAAGGCCTTTGCCGGTTCGGCTGGGGCCGATGGCGGTTTTCTGCTGCCGAACGAGACGGATGGCGAGATCGGCCGGCGCATGACGGCGATTTCGCCGATCCGGGCGCTGGCGACCGTGCGGCAGGTTTCGGCCGCCGTTTTGAAGAAACCCTTCTCGCCCGGCGGCATGACGACCGGCTGGGTTTCCGAGACGGCGGCACGCCCGCAGACGGCAACGCCGCAGCTTGCCGAACTGTCCTTTCCGACCATGGAGCTCTACGCCATGCCGGCCGCGACTCAAGGGTTGCTGGATGACGCGGCAGTTGATATCGAAGCCTGGATCGCCTCCGAAGTGGACATTGCTTTTGCCGAACAGGAGGCCGCCGCCTTCATCGCCGGCGATGGCGTGAACAAGCCCAAGGGCTTCCTCTCCTACACCGCCGTCGCCAATGATGGCTGGAGCTGGGGCAATATCGGGTATGTCGCGACCGGCGTATCGGCCGGTTTCGCCTCCGCCGGGCCGATGGATGTGCTGCTCGACGCCGTCTATGCGCTCAAAGCCGGCCACCGCCAGAACGGCACCTTCCTGATGAACCGCAAGACGCAAGGGGCGCTGCGCCGGTTCAAGGATACCAGCGGTGCCTATCTCTGGCATCCGCCGGCCGCCGCCGGCCAGCCGGCCTCGCTGATGGGCTTTCCGGTGACGGAGGCGGAGGACATGCCGAACGTGGCGGCCAACAGCTTTGCCATCGCCTTTGGCGATTTCCGCGCCGGCTATCTCGTTGTCGATCGCACCGGGGTGCGCATCCTGCGCGATCCCTATTCGGCCAAACCTTACGTGCTGTTCTACACCACCAAACGCGTGGGCGGCGGCGTGCAGAATTTCGAGGCGATCAAGCTGGTGAAATTCGGGGTGAACTGACCGCAGACCTTGCGGCCCGTTCTTCTCCCCGCCGGGGAGAAGATGCCCCGAAGGGGCAGATGAGGGGGCAACGTTGCCGAATATCTCTACCCTTGCCCCCTCATCCCGCTGCTGCGGACTTCTCCCCCTCGGGAGAAGAAACAAGCGGTGCCCGCTCGCTAGTGTGATTACCTTCCTTCCGGAGACCCCATGACCTATGCCCTCATTCATCCGCCGCAGGCGGAGCCGCTGACGCTTGCCGAGGTCAAGGCGCATCTGCGTCTCGACAGCGGCGATGAGGATGCGCTTCTTGCCGCGCTCATCCGCACCGCCCGCGAGCATCTGGAACGTACGACCGGGCTTTGCCTCATCCGCCAGACCTGGCGGCTTTATCTCGACCGGTGGCCTGAGAACGGTGTGATTCAGATTGGCAGGACACCGGTGCAAGCCATCGAAACTATACTGGTTTTTGACGGTGAGGGGCGTGCGGCAGACATCACCGTCGGTGAGAAATTGCTCGACGGCGCGGCGCGGCCCGCAAGGCTGTGGCTGCGCGATCCGCCAGCCCCTGGACGGGCGATGAACGGCATCGAGATCGATTTCATCGCCGGTTACGGCGAGGCGGGAACGGATGTGCCCGATACGCTGAAACGCGCCATGCTGATACATGTGGCGCAGATGTTCGCCTTTCGCGGCGCGGTCGCCCCGGAAAACCAGCCCGCCGCTGTTCCCGCCGGCTACGAGCGGCTGGTGGCGCCTTTCTGCCGTCTGGGGCTTTGAGACATGAACCTCGTTTTTCTCGATCCCGGCAGGCTGACCGCGCGGCTGGAACTGGAGGTGCGGACCGAAACGCCGGACGGGCAGGGCGGTGCTGTCGAAAGCTGGAGTTTCCTGCGGTCACTCTGGGCTGCGATCGAACCCGTTTCCGAGGCGTCGCATGAAAGGGCCTCGGCCGAGGGCGTGACGATCACTCACCGGGTCTGGCTGGCTTACCGCGCTGACATCACCGCCGGCATGCGCTTTCGCAAGGGCCGCCGCATTCTGGCGATCCGGGCGGTCATGGACCCGGATGAAACACGCCGCTTCATCGTCTGCCGCTGTGAGGAGGAAAGCCGATGAGCGCCGCAAATCTGCTTCTTCAGGCGATTGTCGCGCACCTGACGGGCGATGCGGCGCTGACGGCGCTCATCCCGGGCGGTGTCGTCGACCGGCTTCTGCCGCGCGCGGTTCTGCCGTGCATGGTTATCGATGATCTCGAAAGCCGGGACTATTCGACGGCGACGGAAAAGGCCGAGGAGCATTTCCTGTCGCTGCAAATCTGGAGCGACGCCAATGGCCGCAGGGGTGCCGGCGAAATCGTCGACCGGGTGACGATCCTGCTCGATGATGCAGCGTTGCCGATTACCGGCGTCTCTCTCGTCAATCTGCGGCTTCTTTCCAGCCGCTCGAGGCGCGAGGCGAAGTCCCGGAACTTCATCGCACAGATGCGTTTCAGGGCGGTGACGGAGTAGCGCCGTTTCAGGTGCTTTGCCTGCGTACGGTTTTCCACAGAACGAGAAGCAGCACGAACGAAATGGCAATCAGCACGGCGGCGATGCCAAGCATGGCCGCCACCCCGCCGCGAGCCAGCGCCAGCGTGAAAATAACGGGTGCAACGGCGATGGCGAGGTTCTGCGGCAGCGAGATGCGCGCCGCCTGAAGACCGTATTCCTCCGGGGAAAACACCGCCAGCGGCAACACGGCCCGGCTGACGGTGAGCACGCCAGCGCCGAAACCGAAAAACACGATGAAGCCGATGAAGGCCGGTATGGCCGGGGCAAAGGCCAGCAACAGCAGCAGCGACAGGAGCAGAAGACAGAGGCCGATCATGGCAGTAAGAAAGGGACTGCCGCGTTTCCCCAGCAGGAAATCCAGCCCGCGCGCCGTAATTGCCAGCAGGCTGCGCGCCGATGCCAGCTGCACCGCAAGCGATTGCGTTGCGCCCGCCTGAACGAGCAGCAGCGGCAAGAGCGGCGACAGGCCGAAGGTCGTAAAGGCGCTGATTGTCGTCATGGCCGCCAGAAGCAGAAAAGCCCGGCGTGTATCGACCGGCGAAGACGAAGGAGCGTCGGATTTCTGCCGCTTCAATACCTTGTGGGGCGGACGGCCGGGAAGGACAAAGAGATAGAGCGGCAGAAGCACGAATATCTGCAGGCAGGCATAGAGCAGAAGTGTGCCGCGCCAAGCGAGATGCTGTTCAACAAACGCGGTGAGGGGCAGAAAAACCGCCCCCGAAAGCCCGGTGAACAGCATCAGAAGCGTCAGCAACCGGCCGCTTTCCGCGCCCACGCGCTCCACCACCGCCGTATGGGCAGCCGTCGTCAACCCGCAGGTCGCGGCCAGACCCATGACGGCCCAGCCGAAAAGATAGCTTGCGACACCGCTCGAAACGGCAAGCACGGCAAAACCGACAGCGAACAGCACGGAACCGGCCACCAGCACGGGGGCGGCGCCGCGGCGGACGAGCATTCTTCCAAGCAACGGGCCGCAAAGCGCGCTGATCAGCATCATGATGGTGAGGCCGGCAAAAACGATCTCGTTGCCGATCGCCAGTTCGCCGCCAATGCGCGGCGCAAGGATGGCCAGCATATCGAAACCGGTGCCCCAACTCACGATCTGTCCGAGCGCAAGCACGCCGATAAGGCGCGCGCGGGACGTCAGGGTGGCAGCGTCGGACATGGCAAGATCGCTGAATGCGAGAGGAAAAAAATTTTGGTCGCAGGCCCGCAACACCCTGCAACCGCAATCGAAACGGAAGGAAACATGATGGTGGCGCAGAAGGGCAAGGATTTTCTGCTGAAATTCAACAATACCGGAACATATGTCACTGTTGCCGGGCTCAGAACCCAGCGGCTGGCCTTCAACGCCCAGGCGGTGGACATTACCGATGGGGAAAGCGCCGGTCGCTGGCGCGAGTTGCTGGCGGGTGCTGGCGTGCAGAGGGCCGCGCTGACGGCGTCGGGCATCTTCAAGGATGCGGCTAGCGATGCACTGGTGCGCGGCGCATTTTTCGCCGGCACCATTCCGGGCTGGCAGATCGTCATTCCCGATTTCGGCACCATTGCCGGGCCGTTTCAGATCGTGGCGCTCGAATATTCCGGCCGCCACGATGGCGAGGTGCAATTCGAGATCGCGCTGGAATCGGCCGGTCTTCTCAATTTCGGAGCGTTGTGATGGCTGAGCGTTTGCGTTACGGGCGGGCGAACCGCCATCGCGGCGAGGTCGAAGCGCTGATCGACGGCGAAAGGCGCATTCTCTGCCTGACGCTCGGTGCCCTCGCCGAACTCGAAACCGCCTTTGCAGCCGAGGACCTCACCGCGCTTGCCGAACGTTTCGCCAGCGGCCGCATGAAGGCGGCCGACATGATAAGGGTGATCGGCGCGGGCCTGCGCGGCGCGGGCAATGTCTTTTCCGACGAGGATGTGGCCGCTGCTACGGTGGAAGGCGGCATTGCCGGCCATGCCGCCATTGTCGCCGATCTTCTGACCGCGACCTTCGGCGGCCTGAAAGGCGAGACGCCGCCGGACCCTTGAGCGCCGCAGCAGGCGAAGCGACGCCGCGCCCGTTCCCCTGGGAGGCGGTTATCCATGCCGGCTTCTGCCTGCTGCGGCTCTCCTCAGAAACCTTCTGGCGGCTGACCCCGCGGGAATTCTTCGCGATGACGGGCGGCAACGCCGTTCCCTGCGGCCCCGACCGTCAGGCGATGGAAGCGATGATGCGGCGGTTTCCGGATCGGTGAGTTCATTCCCTAAAACGATCAAGCATTTCAAAAATTTATGGTTCCGATTTGAATCAGAAAGGCAAGCGCGATGGCGGGCGAAGGATCGATGGCGGAGAACCGGCAAGAGGCGGAGGCGCTGTCGGAGGTGATGGGCGATCTCGAACGCCGGTCCGAGCGGTTCGGCGCGGCCCTGTCCTCGGCCCTGCAGGCGGCGACGGCGGGCGGCAAAGGGCTGGACGACGTCTTGCGCGGGTTGGGGCAGCGGTTGTCCGGCATTGCGCTCTCTGCCGGTCTGAAACCGCTTGAGGGCATGATTGGCAATGCCGTCAGCGGGCTGTTGAACGGCGGCGGTTCGCTGTTCGGCTTTGCCGATGGCGGTGTGCCGGGACGCGGCATCACGCCCTTTGCCGATGGCGGCGTCGTTTCCAGCCCCGCCTTTTTTCCGATGGGCGGCGGGCTTGGCCTCATGGGCGAGGCGGGGGCGGAAGCGATCCTGCCGCTGAAGCGCGGTTCGGATGGCGCTCTCGGCGTTGCCGCGCCGTCCGGCGGCGGCGGGGCGCAGATCGTTTTTAACGTGACGGCGACGGATGCTGCGAGCTTTCGGAAAAGCGAAGGCCAGATCGCCGCCATGCTGGCGCGCAGCGTCGGGCGCGGCCAGCGCGGATTGTGACGCGCTCCTTTTCCCAGACCACAGAAATGAATCCAGGAACAACGACATGGCAGCATTTCATGAAGTGCGGTTTCCGCTGCGGCTCGCGCTCGGGGTGAGCGGCGGGCCGGTGCGGCGGACGGACATCGTCAACCTGTCCAATGGCCGTGAAAGCCGCAACCAGCGCTGGAGGAACGCCAGGCGCAGCTATGACGCCGGGTCCGGTATCCGCTCCATCGCCGATCTCTATGAGGTGCTTGCCTTTTTCGAGGCGCGGCGCGGCGAACTTTATGGCTTTCGTTTTCGCGACCCTGTGGATTTCAAATCCTGCCCGCCGGAGAAGACGCCCGCCGCGACCGATCAGAGGATCGGCACCGGTGACGGGGCGACATCGGGTTTTCAGTTGCGTAAGACCTATGCTGATGCGGGCGGCGCGTTCTCCCGGCGGATCGAGAAGCCGGTCGAAGGCTCGGTCATGGTTTCGGTCGAGGGGGTGAAGGTCGAAGCGGCCGATGTGGCGGTCGATCATGTAACCGGCATGATCGTGTTCCGGGCGGGGCGGGCGCCGCCCGCCGGCGCCGCGATCCGTGCCGGTTTCGAATTCGACGTGCCGGTCCGCTTCGGGATCGACCGTATCGACGTGAACCTGACCGCTTTCGAGGCGGGCCGCATTCCCTCCATTCCACTGATGGAAATATCGCCATGAAAACCATTCCCGCCGCCCTTGCCGAGCATCTCAAGGGAGATGCGACGACCACATGCCATTGCTGGAAGGTGACATTGAAGGATGGCGCGGTGATCGGTTTTACCGATCATGACGAGACAATCGTGTTCGGCGGTACGTCCTATCTTGCCGCCAGCGGCTTTTCGGCCAGCGATAGCGACAGTGAAACGGGGCTGGGCGCCAGTGCCGGGGAGGCGGCGGGCGGTTTTTCGAGTGAGGCGATTGCGGAAGACGATCTGGCCGCCGGGCGTTTCGATGGTGCCAGGGTGGAGCTTTTCCTCGTCAATTGGCAGGTGCCGGACCAGCGTATGCTGCTGAATATGCGCGAGATTGGCGAGGTGACACGGGCGGGAGGGTCGTTTCGCGCCGAGCTGCGCAGCCTTGCCCATCGCCTCGGCCAGCCGCAGGGCAGGGTCTATGGACGGCGCTGCGATGCGGCGCTCGGGGGCAGGCGTTGCGGTGTCGATCTGGAGCCGTTTACCGGCCGTGGCGGCGTTGTGGCGGTGGATGCGTCGGGTGGCCTGCTGGTCTCCGGGCTCGATGTTTTCGCCGATGGTTTCTTCAGCCGGGGAAAGCTGCGCTTTATGGCTGGCCCGCTCGCCGGCAGGAATTTCGACCTCGACGGCCACGAGCGGCGTGACGGCGGCGTGCATCTGTCCTTCTGGCTGCCGCCGGAACAGACGCCTTCGCCGGGAGACACGTTTTCCATCACCGCCGGCTGCGACAAGAGTTTTTCCACTTGCCGGGAAAAATTCGCCAACCATCTGAATTTCCGTGGTTTTCCGCATCTTCCGGGGGCGGATTTCGCCTATTCCTATGCGGCGGGCGGTGAGAGCCATGACGGTGGGGCGCTGTTTCCATGAGTGATACCGGTGCAAGAGTGCTGGTGCTGGCGCAAGACTGGATCGGCACGCCCTATCGGCATCAGGCCTCGTTGAAGGGTGTCGGCTGCGATTGCCTTGGCCTCGTCAGGGGCATCTGGCGCGGCATTTACGGCCACGAACCGGAATTGCCGCCGCCCTATGCGCCCGATTGGGCCGAACGCGGCGGCGAGGACCGGCTGATGGCGGCGGCAAAACGTCATTTTCCGGCGGTGTCGGGCATGGAAGAGGCAAGGCCGGGAGACCTGCTGCTGTTTCGCTGGCGGGCCGGTGCGGCGGCCAAACATCTCGGCATTCTGGCCGGTCCGCAGCATTTCATCCATGCCTATGAACAGGCGGCAGTGGTGCGTTCGGCGCTGGTGCCGGGCTGGCAACGGCGCATCGCCGGTATCTTCCGTTTTCCCGATCCCTGATTTTTAGAGGCGAGCATGGCGACAATCGTTTTTCAGGCGGCGGGTGCGGCGCTCGGCGGTATTTTCGGCCCTTTGGGTGCAATGATCGGCCGGGCGGCCGGGGCGCTGGCGGGCAATGCCATCGACCGCACTCTTCTTTCGAACGGGCGGACGGTAACGGGCGCACGGCTTGCGACGGCGCGCATTCCGGGGGCGGATGAAGGCGCTGCGATCAGCCGGCTTTATGGCGCAGCAAGGATCGGCGGTACGCTGATCTGGGCGACGCGTTTTGAAGAAAGCGTCGAAGTGGAGCGCCGCGGCGGCAAGGGCAACCGTGGCCCGAAGGTCGAAACCTTTCGCTATTTTGCCAACGTCGCCATCGGCCTGTGCGAAGGTGAGGCTGCCATGGTGCGGCGTGTCTGGGCCGATGGGCGGGAGTTGGACCTGAGCGCCATCGAGATGCGTTTTTATCCCGGCAGCGAGACACAATTGCCCGATCCGTTGATCGAGGCGAAGCAGGGGGCGGGCAACGCGCCGGCCTTTCGCGGACTGGCCTATGTCGTTTTCGAACGCCTGCCGCTCGACGGTTTTGGCAACCGCATTCCGCTGATGCAGTTCGAAGTGGTGCGGCCTGTCGGACGGCTGGAAAAAGCCATTCGCGCCATCACCGTCATCCCCGGGGCAACGGAGCACGGTTACGCCACCGTGCAGGTTTGCGAACGTACAGGCATCGGCCAAAGCCGCATCATGAACCGCAATGGTTTGACCGCTTCGACCGACTGGCAGGCGGCAATCGACGAATTGCAGGCGCTCTGCCCTAATCTTGAGAGCGTGGCGCTGGTGGTGAGCTGGTTCGGCACGGATATGCGGGCGGGGGAATGCCGCATTCTGCCGGGCGTGGAAGTGGCCGGCCGGGATGGGGAAACCATTCCATGGTCTGTCGCCGGCCTTTCGCGCGATGAGGGGCATCCTGTCAGCCATCATGGCGGCGGCCCGGCCTATGGCGGCACGCCGAACGACGAAAGCGTGCTGCAGGCGATAGCCGATCTCAGGGCGCGCGGCCTTCGGGTGTGCCTTTACCCCTTTGTGATGATGGATGTTCCCACGGGCAACGGTCTGCCGGACCCCTATGGCAAAAGCGAGCAGGACGCCTATGCCTGGCGCGGGCGCATCACCTCCTTTCCTGCACCCGGCAGGGCAGGCTCTGCTGATCGCAGTGCGGGCGCGCGGATGCAGGTTTCCGCCTTCTGCAACCGCGATGAAGGTTACCGTCGCATGGTGCTGCATTATGCGGCGCTGGCGGCCCGGGCTGGCGGGGTGGATGCCTTTCTGATCGGCTCGGAGCTGCGTGGGCTGACGGCGCTGAGAGACGAGAATGATGCCTTTCCCTTTGTCGAGGAACTGGTGCGGCTTGCGGGCGATGTGCGGGCCATGATGGGGCCGGCGGTGAAGCTGACCTATGCGGCGGACTGGAGCGAATATTTCGGCCACCAGCCGGCGGACGGTTCGGGCGACGTGCTCTTCCATCTCGATCCGCTCTGGGCGAGTCCGAATATCGACGCCATCGGCATCGATAATTACATGCCGCTTTCCGACTGGCGCGATGGGGATGCCGCAAACGGCAATCCGGACGGCATGACCGGCCCGGACGATGTGAGCGCCTTCTGCCGCACTATTACGGCGGGAGAGGGGTTTGACTGGTATTATGCCAGCGATGCGGACCGCGCCGCGCGGCGGCGCACGCCGATTACCGACGGGTTGAAGGGCAAGTCGTGGGTGTTCCGTTACAAGGACCTGCGCAACTGGTGGGGAAACCTCCACTACGACCGGGTGCGGGGTGTGGAGAAAACCACGCCGACGGCATGGGCGCCGCGCTCGAAGCCCGTCTGGTTCACCGAACTCGGCTGTCCGGCTGTGGACAAGAGCGCGACGCGCCCCAATGTCTTTCCCGATCCGAAATCGGCGGAAAACGCCTTTCCCTATTTTTCCCGCCGCAACCGCGCCGACAGCCAGCAGCGACGGTTTCTGGAGGCGCATCTCGACCATTGGGGAAAGGGCGATGCGGCGATGGTCGATGCAGGCAGGGTCTATCTGTGGACCTGGGATGCACGGCCCTTTCCGGCCTTTCCGCAGAATGGTGCGGCCTGGAGCGATGGTGGCAACTGGCGCACCGGCCACTGGCTGAACGGGAGGTTGGGCACGGCAACGCTTGCCGATGCCATGGCCGCCATCCTCACCGATCATGGCTTTTCCGACTTCGACGTTTCCGCCGTCAGCGGCGACCTGGGAGGTTATGTGCAGGGCGACGTGACCTCGGCCCGCAACCTCTTGGAGCCGCTGATGGCGGCGTTTCAGGTGGATGTGGCGGAGGACGGCGGAACCCTGCGCTTTCGCTCGCGCAATACGGCGGTCTTGCCGGTGCGGGATATTGCCGTGCTGGCCGATCTGGAGGACGAGCCGCTCTGGTCGGAAAATCGCGGCCATGACAGCGATTTCGCGGCTGAAGCCGTGCTGATGTCTTTCAACCCGACGCTGGACTACGAGCAGGCAAGTGTACGGTCCCGCCGCATCGACAATGCCGGCAGCCGGGTGATGCGGCTCGATCTCAACGCTGCCCTGCCTGCGGAAACGGCGGAAGCCGCTGTCGAGGCGCTGTTGCGCGACAACCGGCAGGCGCGGCGCAGCCTGCGCTTTGCTCTGCCGTCTTGCGATATCGCCCTTGAACCGGGTGATTGTATCCGCCTGCCGGAAGGGGCTTTTCCGCAGGCGCCGGCAGGGCGGTTTCTGGTCAGCCGGATCGAGGACGGCGCGGTGCGGCAGGTGGAGGCGCGGGCCTTTTCCGCTGCCTTTCCGGTCTTTGCCGGCGGCGCGGAGGAACGGCGCAGCAGCGGGACAAGCGGGGCCGAAGGTTTCGCGCCGGAGGTGCTGTTTCTCGATCTGCCCTACCATGACGGCACTGCGCCGGAGGATTCGGCGCGGATTGCGGCGCTTGCCAAGCCCTGGCGGCCAATCATCATTTCCGCGTCGCCGGGCAGGGAAGGTTACCGGCAGCGCGTGCTGCTGGACCGGCCGGCGATGATCGGCGCGCTGGCGATGCCGCTGATATCGGGCCCTTCCGGCCGTTTCGACCGGAAAAACGCCGTCTTCGTCGATCTGCCCTTCGGCGAGGTATCGTCGTCCGGGGAGCTTTCGGTGCTGAACGGCGACAACCGTCTCGCCATCAAGGCGGCGAACGGCGTTTGGGAAATCGTCGCTTTCGCAAACGCCGAGGAAGTCGCACCCGCGCGCTGGCGGCTCTCCTCTCTCCTCCGGGGGCTCGCCGGCACGGAAGACGCACTGGCCGCAGGCGCGGCGAAAGGTGCGCCGGTGGTGGTTCTGGATGCGGCGGTGCAGCCGCTTGGTCTTGCCGCGAGCGAGCGCGGGCGACGCCTGAACTGGATCGCGGAAGCGGCGGGAGTGGCAGGCGCAATGAGCGGTCCTTTTGCCTTCGAGGGCGGCCTGCGGGCGCTGACACCGCTCGCGCCGGTGCATCTTGCCGCTGAGCGGCGCGGCGACGGCGTGTTCATCAGGTGGAAACGCCGGGGCCGGGTGGAGGCCGACGACTGGGATGCGAGCGACATCCCGCTGGACGAGCCCTTCGAGCTCTATCGCATCGAGGTGCTGGACGGCGAGACTGTGCGGCGCATGGCGGAGGTTTCGCAACCCTTCTGGTTTTACCCCGCCACGGACGGACTCACAGATTTCCCGGCATTGCGGGATCACATTTCCGTGCGTGTCCGAATGCTCGGCCGCGCGGTGCCCTCGGGTGTGGTGGCGCAGGCCACCCTCCCGATCTGACATATGCCTGAAAAACAACGCAAAGGATGAGACTATGGACAGCACCAAAGCATGGTATCAATCGCGCACGATCTGGGGCGCCCTGGTCGCGGTTTTCGCACCGCTTTTCAGCATTGCCGGCCTCGATCTACCCGCCGGTCTGCAAGGCGAACTTGCGGACGGGCTGGTGACGGTTGCGGGCGGAATCGGCGGTCTGGTCGCACTTTACGGCCGTCTTTCGGCGACCAGCACCATTCGCTGA